ACGCTGATACTTTCAGTCGTTTGCACTTTACTTGGAAAGATGCCATCATAAAGGGGGAAGCTTACAGTCCGCCATATGATGAAGAAGATATGTTGAATAAAATGTTAGAATGGGGAGAGGACTCCCTGCACTGGAAAACAGAATACGAATGCGAATTTGTGGAGAGTATATCTAATGTATTTACACCAACCGGACTACGAGAGTGCTTTGATGACTACGAATTACTTACCCCCGAACACATTGACGAAGGCGGAGAAACAGGTACAAATAATACTGTGGCTGTTGATATTGGGAAATCTGTTAATTCTACTGTTATTAGTGTATGGAGGACTGAAAAAGGACCTGATAACAATTTTGCACGATTATTATATTTGGAAGAAATCGGACCTAAGTCAGGGGGACACGATATACCTTATCAAAGAGAGCGTATTATGGACGTCGCTGTTGCTTTTAATGCGGCACGCGTCATTATCGATGCTACAGGTATTGGAGGTGCTATCGAGCAAGAAATAAGAATGGCGTGTATACCATTAAGTATACATTTCATACCGTTCGTATTTACTGGTGGAGCTAAAGGTAGTAAAACATATGCTTACAGGGATTTTGTATCTTTTGTTCAGCAGGGTCTTATCAAGGTACCTGACATCGAAAGACAAGAAGGAAACGCCAAAAAACTAATGTGGAAATGGTATAGAGAGCACGTTGACTTAGAATATGTAATGGATAACACACAGAAAACAGAAAAAATTATGGCACCTTCGGGTAAACACGATGATTATTGTGATAGTAGTGTATTAGGAGTACACGCATCTTTATCTATGTTACCAGCAGATAGTATGTTAGGTACAGTAAACGTTAGAAAACGCGGTACTAAGAAACCAATAGGTAGGTATGGCGGGGGTGGTATAACTACTAGCGGAAGACGCCGACCAGCGTTAAAAAAGCGTCATATGCGTGGTTTATAAGCAAAATTTTATATATTAGCGAAACTTTATATATTGTGATAGCAAATGGGTCTAGCCGACAGAATACGCCGCGTTTTTGCTACGGTAGGTTCAAATCCTAACACTCCAGAGGATGAACCACGTGGTTATGGCGCAGGTGTAATTAGAAGATTAAAACTTACCAACAACTATGGTAATAGGAATTATGAACAACATATAGGTGATAATAGAACTTATATGAATGTTTACCTGTCAGACCCGATTGTACGTTCTTTGATTGACCTTCCTTGTCTGTACGCAGTGAAGGACGGATATGACATTGTGACTGAAGATGAGTCACTCAGGGAAGAAATATCTAAGATGTTTGTTGATATCAATATTGATATGACAATCTATGGTTGGCTACGTAACGCTCGAATCTTTGGTTCAGGTTATTTAGAATGGACTGGAGACAACCTAGTTCTTCGTTCTTCACAAAATATGTATGTAAAGAGGAACGAACACGGACAATTAATGTATTATTATCAGAATGTAGGAAACGATGCAGAAGACGTACGTTTCGACCCTGATGAAATAATAGAATTACAAAATAATCCTTTTGATGACTACGCATATGGTCTATCGGACATACATACCATTTTATACTTAGTAGACCTAAAAGATTATGCAGAGCGAGATATTGGAGCAGCTCTGAATAAATATGCGGTATCACGTTTCGACATTTCCTGCGGGTTGCCTGATATGCCCTATGGTCCTGATAAGATTAATGAAATTGTTGATGCGTTTAATTCTTTAGAACCCGGTGAAGATATAATTCACGGTAATGATATACAGATAAAAGAAATAGAAGGTACAAACAGAGCATTTGAATACGGTAAGTATACAGATGATATACTAGATAAGATACATATAGCTCTCAAAGTACCAAGAACTATGTTCACTGCACCGGAGCAAGCACGCCCGGTTTTTGAACCTTACGTTAAATATTTACAGAAAGCGGTAGAATCTGCTATCAATTCACAACTTATGCCACAATTTGGAGATGATGTTAAATTTATCTTTAGGCATCTAAACGTTGATGATGCATTTACCAAAGCAAAAACTGATATGATTTATCTATCTGAAGGAGTCTTGGCACCTAGTGAAGTTAGAAAAGAAAGAGGTTTAGATGCTGAAGGTGTAGTAGAAAGACAACCTACTGCTGCTGAAGTAAATATTTCTGGTGGAAAAAACCAAGATAAACAAGAAGAGTCTCAAAGAACAGAACAGAGACTCTCTAGAAACCAGACAGGGAAACGCACTGAAGAAGAGGTTGTGGAGGTAGTAGCGTGAATGCTTACGAAAAATGTGTAATAGGATTAAAACCAACACTTACTAAAAAAGGTGTGAATAATGCAGAGACTGTAGCTCAGAATATGTGTTCTATGTGGGCAGATAACAATGGCGAAGAAAAGGAATTCGGAGTTTCAAAATCAGATGAGACCCAAAGGACATTTGCTATGAATTTTGAATTTGATAAAGAAGCTCTTAACGTATCTAAAAAGGAGAAAGAGGATATGTGGGAGTTCCCAGTTCGTGCTTTGACTTCAGGTCGTCACGATTATGAAGTTGATGGAGAAGAACAGACTGTATTTATAGAACCTACTATACTAAAAGAAAGTTTGGAAAAGTTCAATGAACTACCAATATATTATACTCATCAAAGGACTCCCGAGGATTTACTTGGGAAGGCTATTAACCCTGAGATTGAAGAGATGGAAGATGGCAAGGTAGCAATATCTATGTTGGCTCAAATTTATGAACCAACCGCCAGAATGAAAGAAGTGATACAAAAAGTGGAAGACGGGGATATTACTAACGTCAGTGTCGATTGGTTTTCAAAAGATGTTGATGTTATGGGCGATTCGTACGCGACAAATATCCGACCCGTAGAGGTCTCGTTTATAGACAACGAGATAGCAACGCCCGTCTGTGGGGAATGTACGATTGACACGGAATGTGCAACACACGTATCTGAAAAAGAATTCGCAACCAAAGATGATTGTGGTTGTGGAGGGCACGACGAGAATTCGTGTGGTTGTGACCACAACGGTGAAGACAAAGAGGTCGATAATATGAGTGAGGAAGTTGTAAAAACAGAATCTGAAAAGATAACAGAGAGAGAGTTTGCTTCAGTTAAGAAACAACTGGAAGAATTGACATCAACCCACTCCGAATTGGAGCAGAAGTACAATGACGCTTTGAATTCTATCGAAGAGTTTAAGACCGCAGAAGAAACAAGGAAGGCAGAAGAAGCTAAAAAGCTAAAAACAGCTTTAGTCAAAAATGTCGTTTCCAAAGAACTTCTTTTCGGAAAACTCCAAGAAGAATCTAAAGATGCCCGTACTGAAGAGCTATTCGGTTGGGAAGACAACAAATTAACAGGTTTCTTTGAAGCATTAGAATCAATGCCTGAACCTGCCGAATCAGAAAAAACTTTCGGTAAGGGAATCGCAAAGGATTCTGAAGAAAAGGCTGTAGAAGCCGAGCCTGAAGTAGAGAGAATGTTCTCTATGGTAGACGGAAGAATCCGTTTGAACAGGAAATAAATAAGGAAGTAATTAAATATGGCAACAGAAATATTAGTTAATGATGGTGGAGCACCAGCAAGAATATTACCATTTTTAATCCACGCTACCGTAGCTGCTGGAGACCCATTGGACATACACACCAATGGAAAAGTCAAACCATCAGCAACCAGCGGTTCAGCAATTGCAGGTGTAGCTCTAACAGCAGCATCTGGATTGGATAATATGGCTAGTGTTATTACTGGGAAGGGAGTTGTATTGAAAGTTAACACAAACGGTACCGTAACGCAAGGTATGTTACTAACTGTTAACGGAGCTGGAAAGTTCGCAAAGAAACTAACAGCAGATACAGCTATAGGAGTAGCTTTGGAGGCAGCTAGCGGCAACGTCTGTAAAGCACTTATTTTCTAAAGAGGTGAATAAATATGGTAACAACACAAGAAGGAATTTTAACGTCCAATAATGTCGGAGCATATAATGCAACCGGAGGAACTGGAGAGAGAGTATTAATCGATTACAAAGATGCTCTACAGGACTACAAAGTCACTGACTTACCAGCCCTTCAATTGTTCACAGAAACAATGACAACC